GTGAATGTAGCGTCATCAATAGTAATTCCTTTGCTGATGGAATGCCCATGCTTTGCACATTGTCTTGTATCTGATGTGCACATAGCGAATGGTGGCATCGATCTGACGGTATGGATCTAGGTTGCCGTAATGCTCTGATCTCATTTGTCCAAGACCTCTATGAGAGCCATTGCGAGCGGTATAAGACCACCGAGATTCCTTAGTGATGATTGAGTTCAAGCATTGAAATTCTTTGTAATCTAACAATCTTGAATGTGCATAAAGCTTTAAGTGATCTATTGAATAAGTTGCAGCTTTTGTGGCATTTGCCGGTGTTGTGCTAACAACACATAGAGCGGCCAATAGCACCAAGCATCGCTTGCGAGCTATCCGCCACAGCGGCTCGCCCACGAGCATGGAGCGTACCGAAGCCACCAAATACATTGCAACATTGAGCGTGTTCTTGGGCGTGTTCAACAGCCTGTGGATGAAGCCTGTGGATAACTTCATAGGTGCAACCTATCCTCACAAGGCTTACAAAACCATACGACAAGGCCATCATCACGATCGTATTCATTGACCATTGTGTCATCATCACATTTGCTGCAATTCATAAAACCACCAAAGCCGCTAAAACTGTAAATCTTGCCATCAGTTGCTTTGTAAATGTCCTTTGGATTAATCATTGATGCCCCCATCCAGTACCTTTGAAAATGCTTGGAGTAGCTGACCAAATGCGTGTCATTGGAATGCCACAAGCCATGCAATTGCCAGCATCGACATCACCATCAGCTTCGATTGCTCGATTGATGATTGCCATTGTGCCGCATTGATCGCATTTGAATTCATAAGTCGCCATCACTTAGCCCTTCGATCTTGGCATCATCGACGATCTTGATCCCGAATGTGCCACAGCTCATGCATTGAGCGAACCACTCATGCTCTGTCAATTCAGCACCTTTTTTCAATCCGTGACGCTGTTTTGGCTTGCCGTACAGCTTGTGACAAATGGAGCAATCAAATAACAGTATGTGCATAAGAGCTCCTCAATACGGTTTCAATCGGTTGCAGATTGTTCACACCAATCCACCATGAATCTTGATCGCTCTTCTTGTAACGATCGCGCTTGGCCATTGCAATGGGGATCCAGCCGGCGATGAAATAATCCGGATGCTTGCCCGTGACCATGATTGCAACATCTGTGATTCGATCTGTTGGATACACAATCAAGTGTCCATCGGCGTACTTAGTCCATTTGACTTCAAGGCCATTGCCTACATCGGCGCGCTCTTTGCCCTTGTTGTCATCCGGTGTGTATGGGATGCCGAAATACTTTGCCACAGCCCATTCAGCTGCAAGTGATTCAGCAATTTCAGCCACTTGCTCATGGAAGTTGAGCCGGCTGTTGTAATGCGGCGTCGATCCAATCTGATGGCCTTGCTGTGTTCGAGCTTTAAGAGCTGCAATGTGGCACATCGCCGCTTCAACATCATCAAGCTTGATTTTCATCGGCAATCACCACAAAACCAAATAATGTTGTCTGTTCGGTCATAGCCCTTTTGATAACCAAATTTGTCGAATTTGCGTAACTGTGAGCATTTGTCGCATTGTTCGACTTTGTACTCTTCGACCACAACGCCTTCAATGAACATCCTTGCCGTCATTGTTTGTGGATTGATGATCTCCATAAAATCAGCCACGATCACACCTGTGGCTTCCACTTGCCATCGCTGGCCAATACATACCAACGCGGCACACATTGAGAAGCTTTGGTGCGCTCTGTGCAGAAATAGCCGCCCCAATTCTTAGGCGATCCATCTTTTGCTTGCTTCCAAATCATGTGCCCATGTGCACACTCCGGTGCAGCTTCGATCAGCTGGCCACCGAGTTGCTTGGCAATTTCGTCCATCGATGATCCAAGTGACGGGATACCGGCTTGCTCAGCTTCTTGAGCTGTTTTGTAACTTGGCACATCGCCAAATTTCGTTGTCCAGTAATCATGCTCTTGTGCCACATCAGCGGTTGCAACCTTTGTGCTCATTGATTCAACTTGTTGCATCGTCTCTTTGGTGCTCTTCTCAGCACCGCCCATGACTAGAGCCATGACGCGCATCAAAGCTGATGTGGTCGTATCTTCGACCATCCATCGCTTCATGTTCGCATTGAAAGCGGCCAAATAGCCGTATGCATAATCGATACCGGCTGGCTCTGTCTCTTCTTGATTGCGCCATGCCTTAGCTTGTACGAGCACATAACCTTTGTCGGCATTGAATTCGATGATGTGAGCTTCTAATCTCCCAAGCGGAAATGTAGCAATCCAGCGATCTGTGCGCTCTTTATTGCCTTCGTAATTGTCAAGGAATCCCATCACTTCACCTCGCTGTTGATCTGTGAAATGTGGCGAGTGACGGCGCGGCCTCGACGATAGCCTTCACGCTGGCCTTCTTTGTATCCCACGGCGTAGCTGCTAACAGCCCACAAAAGACATGCAATCGACATTGCAATCACAATCGATAATTCATTCATTGCTTTGCTCCCGAATCTGAGAGCTACTGTGTTTCGCTCCCAAGATAAGAGTGAAGCAAGAGTCTGACAAGGTCAAGAATCAGGCGTGATTTTCGGCGTGTCGGTCAGCGGTTTTGGCTTGGATTTGAGTCCATTGCCAGCAAGTACACCGCCAAGAGATCCCGTCAAGAAGATTGCCAATGTTTTCAAGAGATCGATGAAAGCTGCATCATTCGGAGCTTGTGCAGAAATTGGCTGTGTGACAAAGATCAGCGCGTAAGTGATGCCAATTGTCACAATCAAAAACACCATTGCAAGAGTTGTGCCAATAATCAAGATCAGCTGTGCATGTACCTCTTCAGGGCTGCGGCGTCGGTGTGGGCGTTGGGAGTAATGATCCAATGACATCGCTAGTGCAGACTCCCAACGGGATGCATTGCGGCTTTTGGCATTCCGGCTCTTCCCAGTTTTCGAATTCTTGGCATTCATACCTTGTCCAACCTTGATAACCACATGACGAGAGCGATAATGCAAGTGCCCAAATCATCGCCCCCGTCAGTAGTTTTCGGCTCATTTCCCCGTTAAGCCAAAAGCGTTGTCTTTTGGATTTAACCAGCGCAAGACGACAGGCAAGATTGCGGCAACGCCGGCCATCAATAAAGTCTTTGGATCCTGTTCGCCGGTCATGTAAAGAGCTAGTGAAGCAGCGAGAAAACTACGCCCCCAGCTTGCGAGTAATGCTTTTGATTTTTCCATCTTTGACCTCTTTCTTCGGCTTCGCTGCCGATGTCTTTGGAGCTTCGACGATTGGAAAATCGCCTTTGAATGGTACGAATTTCGGACGACCGAATCCGACCACTTCTTTTCCGCTCCCGAAAGCGCGAACCTTCACCATGACCATTCCGCCATTGCGCTGATCGCCTGTGCCTGATGTATTGCCTTCAATTGTCGTGACGGTTTTGCCATCTACTCCGACAACAATGCCAATGTGTGAAATGCGATCTACGCCGTCATGTGGGAAATCCATGAATGCTAAATCGCCGATTTGTGGATCTGTGTCATGCCAGCGTGAGACTTCTTTCAGCTTGTGTGCGCCCATTGCTGTGCTGACCATTGATGGCAGCTTTACTCCGGCATGATGAAAACACCAATTGACAAATGAACCGCACCACGGCAATCCATCGGCCTTTGTAAATTTGCCGTATTTGGTCAGATTGTCGCCTTCTTCAATTGTGCCAATTTCAGCGATTGCAACCTCTACGACGCGAGCAGCTGTGCCCTCGGGATAGTTACTCATGGCGCAATTGGAAATTCTGCATCTTCAGCTTTGCCGCCTTGCGCTGGCAAATCTCTCAATGCTTGACGATAAGTTGCCCAAGCTGTTTTGTCCGTTGGAGCATCTGTGTGCATTGTCCAATCGGTGCGAGCCAATTCACCATTTCGCCAAAGCTTTATTTGTTCCCACTTTTGTGCATTTGTAGCATCTGGAAACATTGGATTAAATTGAAACATCATGCGACCTCGTAACTTCCTGAGACAGAGAAAGAATCTCCGCTGCCCCATGTGAATGGTGATGTTGATGAAAAAGCTGTTAATAATGCTCTGCTTGATGATGTATCAATTAAATCTAAAAACATAGTAGTTAAATTGGCATTCGGTATAACACCAGATCCAACATAAGCAGCCACACCAGCGTCTAACATGTAAGTTTGGAATGCCGCCTGAGAATTAGCAGCGATCGGCATTAAAAAGTTTGGACTTCCTGCGATTGTTGTCGTACTTCCAAAAACTACTCTTAAGGAAAAGAAAACAACATTTGCGGTTT